CATGTAGCTCGCCTGCGTCGATGGAGCCGAAACCAAACCCAGCAGGTTGCGCCGAAAGAAAACTGTTCCGCGACGGCGATTTCTTCAGCACCCTGTTAGCGTCAGCTAAGGCGGCCGGCACTCGTGCGCCAGTATGTCGTCGAACTGGAGCGTCTAGCCCGTTAACGCAGTTGCCCCTCCACCCAGTTCGCCACGATCAACCCCGGCACACCGTCCACTGCCCGTTCGGCATCCCGCGCCAAATCCAGCCGCTTCTGTAGCTTGACCTGCGGCACCAGCAGGAAGATTGGAGCGGTGACGACGCCCCGTCCAGTTTTCGACTTTGACGCCACGGCGCGACCCTTGGTGTTCAGCCGCCCCTCCGCCACCAGCAAGCTCGGGCCACGGCGGCGGTAGATGAACCGCAGGCGCAGACCGGTGCGGCGTTCCCATTCGCCGGGGGTGATCCGGCCGCCGCGCGTGGACTTGCCTGCCGCTGGCGTGGGGATCGCCAGCCAGAACCCATTCTTCGAGCGGATCAACGGACCGGTGTCATGCGCGCCGATGATCACCGGAGCATTCGACCAGACCAGCGCCGCCGCGTTCAGGCTTTCGCCGGACTTCGGAAAGCTGGCGGAGCGGATCGAGTTGGCGAGGCGCGTGCCCAGCCCCGCACCGGTGATCTGTGTGCGCCAGGCGGATTTCAGGCCGGTGCCAGCCTCGCGCATGGCGGCGATGACAGCGCGTTCGCCGGCCGCGACCTCGGCTGCCATCAGGGCGACGATGTCGGGATCGATGGCGAGCTTCAGTTTCACGCTGGCCTCAGATCGATAGTCCAGACCAGCCGTTCGCGATCACGGATGGGCTCGCCCTGAATGAGGAAAGCATCTCCGTCGATCTCGATCCGGTCGCCGGGGCGCGGGTTCGGCACCTCGGCCACACGCAGGTCGACGCGCGTGGTTTCCGACCAGAGCCGCGCCTCGCCGAAGTCGGTGACGGCATCGGCACGCCGGGCGACGGCGCGCACAAGCACGGGCGCGCCGCCGTCGGCGATGTAGACCGCATCCCGCCCCATGTTCGGGTCGGCGAAGAGCGCGCCGACTGCGGCGGCAAAGGCCGACATCAGAACGCGCCGTTCAGTCGCACCCGCCCGATCAGGTCAGTGGCCCCGCCTGCGACAGCCTCAGTCGCCACGCCGATCAGCGTGTTCGAGGTCAGGGTCTTGGTCGTGTTCTTCGCCGTGTTGTCCCAGTAGATCTTGTCGCCCGCGGCCCATGCCTGCGAGGCGACCTTCTTCAGATCGTAGACGCCCTCGACCGCGGTCTCGACCGCTTCGCCAAGGGCGGCGGTGCCAGAAGCGACGCCGAAGATAGCACCGACGAGGAGGCCATCGCCTGATGCTACGGCGTAGGGCGCGGTCAGGGTGATAATATTGCCGGGCTGGACGTAGTTTTTCATGGTGGGGATCCTTGTGGAAAGACGATGGGCGGCCCGTCAGGACCGCCCGTGTGTCAGTGTTCAGGATTAGGGCGTTACGCGCCCGGGTTCTTGTAGAGGCCGCGCCAGTCGATGGCCTTGGCGCCGAAGTCGAGGCGGCACTTGATCTCGACCCCGTCGACGTCGAAGCCGTTGCGGGTCTCGATGTAGGCACCCTGCTGGCCCTCCAGATAGGCATATTCGATGGTGTCGATCTGGTTGGGGGAAGCCGCCAGATACCAGGCGGTGGCGCTGGCAGCATCAAGGCGGGGCTCGCTGATCGGCGAGAGCGTCCGGATCGACTGCGGCACGACCTTGGTGGTGTCTGCGGGCACGAGATTCTGCGCCACCAGCTGCTCGGCTTTCAGTTCCAGCGCGGCCGGAACGATCAGGAAGGCAGGGCGCACGTTCAGGACGGTCTTCTTGTCGAAGCCCGTCTGCAGCGCCATCGCCGCGCGCGCCGCCCCCACCGCGTCGACGGCCAGCGCCGTGCCGGTCCCGGCGAGGTTCTTGTGCGTGGTGTGGAACAGGGCGTTGCCATCGGCCATTGCCGGGTTGGCGGTGATGATGCCCCAGACCACATCGCTTTCCAGCTGCGCGATGGAGTTGCCATACATCGCTGGGATCCGGGTGAAGGCATCCAGATCGTCGTTGATCAGGGTCTGGCGGGTGATAGCAACCACCCGGCCATAGGTTTTGACCTTGTAGCTTTCCTTGCTCTCGCCGAGCGTGCCGCGCTTGAACTCGCCACTTTCGCCCACTTCCAGAAGCTGCGGGGCCTCGCCCAACTGCACCCGGTTCATCGCCTTGAAGTCGGTCGCCAGAACCTGACGGCAGAACAGCATGAAGGTCCGGGGATAGGTCTCGTAGGCCTGGCGCAGCGTCTTGTTGGTGACGGCCGACAGGATTTCGGGAAAGTCGGAGGTGGAATGCAGCGAGCGCGTCGCCACCTCGTCGCGCGACAGGCCCCGGGTGTTGACACCGGCATTGGTCAGGCTCTCGCGGGCCAGTTCTAGGAGCGACATGCCGCGGTACTGGCGGGCGGCGTCTTCCAGCGGGAAGAGCGTCGGGCTGAAGCGATGCAGCAGCGCATTGGCCACGGCGGCGCGTCTGGTCACGCGTTCATCCCGGCCGCCGAGCGGGATCGAGACATGCGGGAAGGTCCGGGTCTCGTCCGACCTGGCCGCAACCTGGTCGAGGATCAGGCGACGGGATTCATCGACAGTGACACCGCGCTTGACCAGATCCTCGGCAAAGCCGCGCTCGAGGTTCAGGCGACCTGCCAGATCATAGATGGTGGAGACGCGGTCGCGTTCACCCTCGCGCGCCCGGGTAGCGATGGCTTCGGTGTCGGGCGGGGTCACCGGGGCGGCCTGAGGCAAGGCCCGGGTCTCGACTGCACGCGCCTGCGGTTCGGCAGCGGGATTTGTGGGGTTGGTCATCTGGGTCTCCTCGGTCGCATGGGGTTCGGCGGCCGCTGCGGCCGGGGTCTGGGTCGGGTCGGTCATCGGGGATGCTCCTTGTCGTATGGTGGAAGCGTCCCGGCGATGAAGGACGCAGTCGTGAAGGGATTGCTGGGCGCGGAAACCGGCGGCGGGGTCGGCTCCGACCGGCACGGCGGAAACCTCGAAGGGCGTCCAGTCCACCGCGCGCCACAACTCGCGGCCGCCATCGGGCTTGGAGACCTCGAAGCGGTGGACCTGGTAGCCGATGGATACCGCCCGAATGTGCCCGGCCTGAATGTCACGCCAGATCGGCTCGACGTCATCTCGTTCCGATATCCGGACAAGCGCGATGCCCCGGCCGTTTTCGAGCCGGGCAGAGCCGGGCACTACGGAGCCGATGACCGCGTCCAGCGCGCCCAATTCATGCACCTTCAGGAAAGGCGCGCCCGCGTTCAGTCGTTCCAGCCGCACATGGGTGGGGTCGAGGCTGAGTTCCTCGTCATACGGCTCGCCGAAAAAGCTGGCGCGGCGGACGCGGGCCCCGGCCGACCAGACCACCTCGACGGTTCGGGCCTGCGCGTCGGCGCTGTTCGGCGCAAGCTCCGCCGTCCGGCGCATGGCCGGCAGTTCGATCATCGTGTCCATGGGGTCAGTCCTGTTGGGCGGCGTCGGGTTGCGCCGGGTCGTCTTCCGGATCGGCGGCCGGATCGCTGGCGGGGTCACTGGTTTGCGCGCTACCGGTTTTCGTAACGCGACGCGGGTCGCTGTCGAGAACGAGGCCGAGCGCATCGAGCTTGGCATTGGTCGCGGCGATTTCCGCCAGTACGGCGTCGGGGTTGCGGCCCTGTCGGGCGATCACCTCGGCCAACGTCATGGTGCCGGACCGGATCGACAGCAGGTTCGCCATCGCGTCCTTCTGCGGATCGACCGCTTCGAACTTCGGCGGCGACCATTCGACCGGCACGTCGGGTGTCGGTATCTGGCCCGCCGCCCATGCGGCTTCGGTGAACCAGCGCCAGACCGGGGCGCAGAACATCGGGATGAACAGCTGCCATTGCACGGCATCGATCTGGCGGCGAAACTCGACGAGCCCGGCCCGGATCGAGGAATAGTTGACCTGGCTGAGATCGCCGGTCAGCAATTCGTAAGGCACCCGGAACCCGGCCGAGATCGTGTGCAGGCTGCGGCCCTTCGAGGATCAGCATGTGATCGGCCTTCACCCCGGGCCGGTAGATCCGGGCCACGGCAGAGATCAGCCAGAGCGCGCCGATGGTGTGATGGAAGGCTGTCGGCGTGGCACCGAGATAGGTGCTGGTCCAGGTCTCGATGCGGGGCGTGCCGTCCCATTTCAGGGTGTCGAGCCAGTCGCGAACCGGATGGATGCGCAGGTCGCGGGCCACCGCGCCGACACCCCGGCTGACGACCATCGGCGCCACGTTGAGCCCGCGCAACTGCAGCCATTCGGCGGTGCGCACATCGTCGGCATCGTCCCAGGGGCGCGGAAAGCGGATGGCCGGGTCATCCCAAGGCAGCGGCTGGCGCACCAC